ACAATTCATTCATACAAAATAGAAGATTTTTATGATAATTTAGATACCATATCTAAAAAAGGATTCCCATTTATTTATATATTAGATTCTATGGATGCCCTAACAAGTGAATTTGAAATTGAGAAATTTGCACAGCAAAAAAAAGCCAGAAAACAAGATAAAGATACGGCAGGTAGTTTTGGGGATGGAAAAGCCAAAGTCAATAGTCAGAATTTAAGAAGAGCTATGAAACCTTTGGAAAAAACTGGAAGTATTTTAATAATTGTAAATCAAAAAAGGGATAAACTAACAGGATATGGTGGAAGTTCCTATAGTGGTGGTAATGCATTACCACACTATGCCTCATTAATAATAAGAAGTGATGTTAAAATTAACATCAAAAAAACATATAAAGGCAAAGAAAGATTACAAGGAACACTATGTACATTACGAGTTTTTAAGAATAGAATACAAGGCAAGGATAGAACTATTGAAATGCCAATTTACAGCACTTATGGAATGGATGACATAAGTTCTTGCGTTGATTATATATTAAGTGAAAAACACTGGAAGAAAACCAGTAAGGGTATTATAGCACCAGAATTTGATTTCAAAGGCAAACGAAGCAAATTAATAAGTATGATTTCTAACGAAAACATGGAAATGGATTTAAGCATGATAGCTGCTGATGTCTGGAAAGAGATAGAGGATGCAGTGGCCATCAAAAGGAAGAAAAGATATGTGTAATGGAAAGTTAACATTCAAAAAAGCAGTAAGTGTAGTCAAGGGATATGACATTCCTGTGACTGAATTACAAGAATATTGTGAAGCTGTAGTTTATATAGAAAGTACAATAGGGGACACCATTGAATCCATGGGGTGGATGATAACTACTCTGAAATGGCAATTTCGACAAGATAAGGGATTTACAGAAAGTATCTATGAGGGTGATGGTATGGTCGAATACAGTCCTGAAATATACAAAGCTATGGAAGTTTTAGAAAGGTTAAAAGGAAATGGATGAGAAAGAAATACAAGAAATTAATTGTCGTAAAGCACAAGAAAATATTCAACATATGATTGATGGTGGTTATCACAAAGAAATAGCTAAATTAGCTAAAGTGATGTTTGATGCTTATATAGAACAAGGTTTTAATGCTGAGCAATCTCTTAAATTAACCATAAGTTTATTAATTTCAACAATACCAAAAGGTTAAAATGAAACGTAGGTATATAATTTGTGACTGCAACTATCTGGCGCATCGAGCTAAGTATCTATTCGGTGATTTAAGCGACTGTGGCTCGGCCACAGGCGTTGTTTATGGCTTCTTGAGGGATATACTCACCCTACGGGAACGATTCGATACAGATAAGTTTATATTCTGTTGGGACTACGGTAGGAATAAGCGATTGGATGTTTACCCGGAATATAAACAGCACCGTAAAGTTGAAGAACGTGCTAAAGAAGAACAAGAATTTGAAGATGCTTTTCAATTACAAGTCAGCCAACTACGTGAAGTCTATCTTCGTACAATTGGGTATCGTAATATCTTTTTTCAAGACGGGTACGAAAGCGATGATGTGATGGCTATGGTTTGTAGGTCACTACTACCAAATGTTGACTTGGAAGAAGCTGTTATAGTAACAGCAGACCATGACTTATGGCAAGCCATTCGCAGAAATATTAGTTGGTATGACCCCAGAACACGGAAACTGATTACTTTACATAAATTCAAAAAGAAGTATGGTATTCACCCCCGTCATTGGGCAAGGGTTAAAGCTATTTCTGGTTGTACTTCTGATAATGTAAAAGGCATAGTAGGGGTTGGTGAAATTACTGCTTTGAGGTATCTCAAACATGAATTAAATGACACTACAAAAGCATATAAAAATATTAAAAATGGTTGGGATGATGTTGTGCTTAGGAATAAACCGTTAGTGAAATTACCATACAAAGGCACTAAATCAGTACGAATTGTTAAAGACCAAGTTACACAGGATGGGTGGGATTCTGTTTGTAAAGTGTTAGGCATGAAAAGTATTAGATACAAAAACATAATTTGAAGGGAACGAAGATGTTTAAGGTAGATGGGTATAAAATAAATTTTTGGCGTTTTACAGGAAATATTCCTATACCAAGTCAAGGAATGGTGCTGCGGGATATAACATCTTGTTCAATCCGAAAAGAAGGTCAAAAAGAAGAAGAAGAAGATATATATAGTGGTCTGACAGTTTTGAATCCAATTGATGAATATGATAAAGTTGTGGGTAAAAAAATAGCACTAACCCACGCCCTAACACAAGAAACTATATATATAAAAGATGAAACTGGCACAAAAGTAAAAAGAATAATTTGGCATGTATGCAAAGAAATACGTGTTGAGATATGGAAAGCATTTTGGGAATGGGTAGATAGTTGGGATTCCGTGAGTGCTGTTTCTTTGAAAGAACAGAACAGAGAATTAAGACAACGAATTGAGAAATATGAAAAAGAAACGCAAAGGTAGAGGAATGGCCAAAGGTTCATCCTTTGAGCGAGAGATATGTAAGAAACTTTCACTCTGGTGGACTTATGGTGAGCGAGATGACGTGTACTGGCGCACGGCAGGTTCAGGGGCAAGAGCAAAGGTGAGAAGTAAAACAGGAGAAACCACTTTTGGCCAGCACGGTGACGTTCAGGCTACAGACCCCTTTGGTCAACCTTTGATTGACCTTTGTAGTATAGAATTAAAAAGAGGGTATTCAGGAAATACTTTACAGGATTTAATTGACTTACCAGATGGTAGAAATAAGTCTTGTTATGAGAAATTTATTGAACAAGCCATAACGGATTGTAAACTCAGGGAGGATGAAAGTGAATGGATTCTATTGGTGAAACGGGACCGCAGGGAAGTGGTTCTGTTCACCTCTTATAATTTCTTCAAGCGTATGACAAACTATGTTTCTAAATGGGGACCAAAAGGAAGTTTCATCATACGTTTACAACAAAGATACAAAGGCAAACAAATGAAAAGACTTTTTAAGTCTCCTATTCTTGTAGTGACATTGGATTGGTTCTTGGATTATGTAAAACCAGAACAAATAAGACGATACTGGAGAAAGAAAAATGGAAGATGAAAACAAAGAAGATTCAACAATTAAATGTCCAAATTGTGATGAAGTAAATATGAAATTTGATGTAGTGACACAAATGTGGCAGTGCCTTAGTTGTGGTTACAGAGAGGAAGCATGATAACTCCAAAAAATATAACGAGAAAACAAGCTAAACGATTGGTAAAATTGATAGAGCGAGAGGCCCGTTGTGAAATAATTGCTCGTTATGGTGAATGGGGTGAGACATTAGGATATATGGACTATGCACTTGAACAAATAAAGTTCAGAAAAAAAATACATAAACTGCTATTCGGTACTTCTAATTTAGTTGAATTAGGTGTTAAATGGAAAATATTAAACACGAGAAAAAGAAAAAAACATAAAGATATTTGACGTGGAACGGTTATAATAGTCAAAATGAAATAAGGTATTTTTGAGAGAACGAAAATGAAAACCTTCTATAACGAATTATGTAAAGCCATGTACTTCCTATTTCTCGGTGCATTACTGTCATCATATTTCTATGTTTCTGATTTTCGTTCTCTGGGGTCCGGCTCGATGGTTGTTCCATCTAAAGTTCCGCACACGCCGGACTCCTCTTTTTTATATCTGCCAGAACTACCAAGCCTCATAGACATACAAAGAAAACTTAATGAGCTTGAACCTAATGACCCCCTCAAAGTTGATGGTAGATGGGGTAAGTTAACATGTGATAAGTGGGATAGGGTATATTGTAATGAACAAGCAAAGAAGTATTTTGAAGGGAACGAAAAATGACACTCAAAACCACTCAAAAAGCAGATAGATTATATGTATATGTTGTAATGAATGGAGATGTTGTTGATAGGGTTTATCTCAACAAAAAAGCAGCATCAAGAAGAGTTGGTGTTTTGTTAAGAGAAAATTCACATCTACCACCGACACACTTCAATATTGAGGAGCATATCACACGAGGATTTACAGAATGAAAATTAGAAAATTAATTGAAATGTTAGCAAAAGAAAACTGGGATGCGGAGGTTTTAATGCAGATAGGACTGTCTTCTCATCCTGCTGATAAGATTTTAAGTATAACATCTTATACTAAAAAAGGAAATAACCTTGTCACACTTAATGCTTTTAAGATAACACCAAAAGTAAAACAAAGAAGGGAATTACAAAAATTATATAGAGAGGTAACAAAATGAAAAAAATTAAAAACTTCACAGAAACAGAGCATAGATTTTTATCTAATTTTTATCCGTGTGTAATTTCATTTTCTACCGTTACATATCCAAGTGTTGAACATGCGTTTCAAGCTGAAAAAACTTTGGATATGGATATTAGAAGAAAAATAGCGAAGGCACCAACACCGGGCAAGGCTAAAAGTATGGGAAGAAAAGTAAAGTTGCGTCCTGATTGGGAGTGCATTAAAGATGCTGTTATGCTTATCTTCCTTCATCAAAAATTTGCCATACCCAAGTTTCGAAGAGCATTGCTTGCAACAGGTGATGTAGAAATCATAGAGGGAAATAATCATGGTGATTGTTACTGGGGTGTGTACAAAGGTGTAGGACAAAACAAACTTGGTAAACTTTTAATGCAAGTAAGACAAGACATTAAAAATGAAAAGAAAGTAAAATGAAAAAACCAAAACTTGCCATATTAGATGATGATGGAAATGCTTTTATTATACTTGCAAAAGCGAGAAAAGCAGCATTAAAAGCTGGATGGAATAGACATCAAATAGAAGATTTTATGGACAGGGCAAAGTCCAGTGATTACAATAATTTACTTCAAACTTGTATGAAATACTTCGATGTTGAATAAACTTCAAATAAGAAAGGGAACAAAAATGACCAAAACAGAGAAAATATTTTATGATACTGGGGTAGGTGTAATGCTTATACTAACAAATGCTGCAATACGTTTGTTATTGGCATTCCCTATAATGTGGACGTGGAACTATGTCATGCCATATCTGTTCCAACTTCCTACAATTAATTGGGGTATAGCATGGTGTTTAAATTTCTTGTGTAATGCTTTACTAAAATCACGATTAACTAATATCAAAAATGCTTGATAAACTACAAATAAAAAACTTTCGCAAGAATGAAAAACTGGAAGTGGACTTAGAACCCATTACAGTCTTTCGTGGTCCCAGTGGAACGGGCAAAAGCTCGGTGGTAGGAGCACTCAAATGGTTGGTTTTTAATACACCAGCAGGAAAGGATTTCATCCACTGGGACCACAATTTTTCTGCTGTTAGATTGACCGAAGGTGAAAACCAAATAACACGAAAACGAAGTGACAAAGAAAACTATTACAAAATCAACAAACAGAAAAAACTTAAAGCATTTGGGGCTGGTGTGCCAGATAGTGTTAGCAACTTGCTTAACATCAGCCCCCTTAATTTTCATCGTCAACAAGCGGGGCCATTTTGGTTTAGAGAAACAGCAGGTGAAGTAAGTCGTCAATTGAATGCTGTTGTTAATCTGGATTTGATAGACACTACCTTATCCAATTTAAGTAAACAACAACGTGACACTAATGCAGAAAAAAAGGTAATAGAACAGCGAATTAAAGATGCTAAAATACAAAA